TTCTCATTTGAAACTGAATAATCTAAAGTGTAAACTGTTGTTCCAGCTGTAACGGTAAAATTTTGTACGGCGAAACTTATGTAATCTAATGCAGGAGTATTTCCAATATATGGCATATAGATTATCCTATGAGCTTATATCATCTACAGTCGAAACCCAAACGTCTAAAGATGCTGCAGTGTCTGATACTATTTTTAAAGCATCATTATTTTGCATTACAAATTTTGCACCACCATCTAAAACTTGAAGAGCGGATCCTGGGACGATAGGAGCACTTTTAACTAAATAAATATCGTTTGTTCCATCATTGATGTAAACGTCTACATTAACTGTTGTAGATAAAATATTTGAAACAGCAATACCAATTACCGTATCATAACTATTTGCTGTAAATGAAGTTACCGGAGTTATTCCAACGTTGTTGTTTGTAAATCTTCTAAAATTTTGTGCCATTGTATTTCCTTATATCAAAGGGCTATCGCCATTGCAATAGAAAAACCAGCAGTTGCCACACTGGTAAATCCTAAATTAGCTGAGCCGTCTGTAGTTATAGCCTGTCCACTACTACCATCTGCTGTTGGTAAAGTAAATAAGCTTATTGTTTTTAATAAAGCATTAACATTAACTACGTTTGTTCCATCTGAATAAACAAGTATTGCGCCTTTATTAGTCGTTGAAAATGTAACACCTGTCCCTGAAACTGTTTTAAATTCAACAGTAAAAACACCCGTTGTTCCATTAATAATAGTGTAAACTTTTTCAATACTATCTGGAATTGTTACAACTTGGTTTCCTGTGATAGTTCCTGTAAATTTTATAACTGCATTTCTTGCATTAGAAAGAGCAGCATCGGTCATTGCAAGAGCTGTAGTTTGAGCTCCACCTGCAATAGATACTTCTTGATAACCCGCAACAGCTTGTTGTAGTAAATTTAAATTTGTATTTGTTTTAGTTCCCCAGGTACCGGCGTTTTCGCCTGTAACCATAAGCTCTAGTTTTAGATCTGTTGAAAATGATGATGCCATATTTAAATCCTTGTCTTTTTTAAATTATTTATGCAGCAGTGTCAATCTCTGTCCAATTTACAGAGGTGCCTGTATTCACACCTGAATAAGCTACTGTATCACCAGTATTGACTTCTGTCCATATACTAAATTTAACATTTCCAAGTGATGCTGTTAATTGTTGACCAGTAATTTTTACATTAGCATCTATAATAACGGTATCTAAGCCTAAAGTTAAAGCTAATTCTTGCGCTGTTAAAGAAACATTTGCAGTTCCTATAACAGTTTCATTTCCTAATGCTGATGTAAGTTGTTGACCTGTTAAAGAAACATTAGCTTCTCCTGTAATGGTTGGATTTGCTAAAGTTAAATTTAGCATCATACCACTTATAAAGGCATCGGGACTTGGGTCTATACTTACTAAAACTGAAGTTAAATTTTGACCACTTAAAGATGCAATAACACCCACCTCTACAGATTCATTGCCTTGTGCTAAAGTTAAATCTTCTCCTGTTAAAGAAACATTTGCTTCTCCTGTAATAACAATATTTTCTAATGCTAAAGTTAAATTTTGACCTGTTAAAGAAATATTAGCAGTACCTGTTACAGTTTCATTTCCTTGTGCTAAAGTTAAATCTTCTCCTGTTAAAGAAATATTAGCATTTGCTGTAATAGCAACATTTCCTAATGCTAAAGTTAAATCTTGTCCCGTTAAAACTACATCTGGGCCAGGATCTATATCTGCTAAAGTTGTTGTTAAATCTTCCCCTGTTAAAGAAGCAATAACATCTATTACAACAGTTTCATTTCCTAATGCTAAAGTTAAACTTTGACCCGTTAAAGAAACATTTGCAGTTCCTGTTACAGTTTCATTTCCTAATGCTGATGTAAGTTGTTGACCTGTTAAAGAAACTTCAACGCCAACTGTGATAGCTACATTTCCTAATGCTAATGTAAGTTGTTGACCACTTAAGAAAGCGTCAGGACTTGGATCTACACTTACTAAAACTGAAGTTAAATTTTGACCTGTTAAAGAAACACTTGCGTTTGCTGTAACAGTTTCGTTTCCTAATGCTAATGTGAGTTGTTGACCTGTAAGTACAACTGGAATGTTTTCATTCCATGCACCTTCTCCCCAGGTGCCTCTGCCCCAACCATCAACAATAGCCATGGGCTAAACTCCTATTAAGAAATTCTAATAACTGCTGCTGTGCTTGTGAAAGCTGGAAACTGAATTGTAAATGTTCCGTCTGTAGCTGTTTTATCTGATCCAAAATCAAAAACTGCAACTGCTGAGTTTGAAAAAGAAGTATTATAAATTAATGCTCCTCTTGCAGTTATAGTTACACCAGTAAATGATAAATCAGAAAAATCTGTAAAAGCAACTGTTGATATAACTGATGTTCCAGAATTTACTAAAGTTCCACCGCCTGCACTGTATGCTCCTGATGCACTAACTTCACCTGTTGTAGTATATGCAGTTGTAGTCGCACCTAGTGTTGCAGTTGATACATAAAGAGCTAATTTAAAAACATCTCCACCTGCTGATGAAAAATCTTGGTCTCCATCTAATAGTTGTTTTTTAAAACTATTTGGTAACGCTTGTGTAATGGCCATACTTGTTTCTCCTATTGTGGTTTACGAACTATACGAGGTTCTCCATCAAGAAACTCATCCGTTCGTCTTCTTCCCATTTGTTCTAATGAGAATCCTTCGATAGCTTGTTTATACCTATTTTCATAGTATTGCAACATATCTGTTGGACCCTTCAAAAATCCATACGCCTCAACAAGGCAAGCATATAATAAGCCATTGGGAAATTGTTGACTTAAATATGTAGTTGTGTTTGTAGCCGATAATCCAACTGGTTTCAAGATATAATTTAATTGAATTGTGTAAGTTTGATCTGGAATAGGTGCAAATTGTATAGTATTTTCATTCCAATTTGCATAATATTTAGGAACTCCTGTTGTGCCCGTTGAATTATATTCATCAATAAAAGACATATCTCTAATATCTAAAAAGGATCTTGTTCCTCCATTAATAACTTCAGCAGATCTAATTACTAAAAGATTAGCAGGTGTATTTAAATATTTTTGACTTACTACAAAAGTAGAGGTGTCATATTTTCTATTGTTATCAGAATCTACATCTCTTAATATTCTAAATTCTGCATTTTCAATAAATCCATTTATAATAGTTGGACTTAATACATTAGAATCTACTTCTGTATAGTCTCTAATTTTTGTAACTAATTCTGTGTATGTCATATTAAGCTTGTAAAGTTACTGGACCTGCAGAACATTGTGCCCCGCCGCCAGATATATTTCCTGTTGTTGCCGTATTTGTACTTAAAAAATAAAAGTAATTTAAACTATCACTTACAATACCAGATGAATCTATTTTTCCAACGGTAATTGTAAATCCATTTGCATTTGAAATATCTGTAACATTATCAAATGAAGGAACATCATCAAAAGAATCTTCTCTAGAAGGTGTGCCGATAATGTTAACTTGCGGTGGGCCTCTGAATCTTACGATATTGCCAGTTGATCTTCCATGATCTTCTGAATAAACATTTATATAAGTAGAACCTGCATAGATAACTGTTGAAAAGGGATCGGGTGTAAGTGGTATTAATACAGGTGGTTCTTGTCTATCAGGATGTGCATATCTTAAACCTTGTGGATCAGCTGTAGTTGGTTTTGGTTCTAACTGAGGTTGCTTTGCTTCATATTCAGAAACATGTACCCATGAACCATTCCACTCTTGTACCATTTCTTGATATGGAAATCTCTGACCAGATCGGTCAGAAATCATGTAAGCATATTTTCCTCTTGAATTCTTAGACATTTGGATAATAAGTTTTTGGTGTTATAAATGAACTTGAAGAAGAGCCATCTTGTTCTAATGCTCTTTTTAATTCATCTTCGTATAGTAATCTTAATTCTTGTGTTCTTTGTGGAGCAAGTTTTAATGATACATAATAAGCTAGTCCTGCGCACATGCATGGGACAAATCTATATGGAACATCTGTTGCATTTGTATAAGCTCCAACATCTTGAATTCTTTTTGCATAATAAAAATTAACTACATTATTAACTTCACTTGTGCCTGGTGTTAAAAATAAAGTGATTGTAATTTTATCTATAAATCTTTGTACAAAATATTGTGTAGGTTGGCCGGTTGAAAATTTAGAAGATAATCCACTGTAAGCAGATCTATCTATTTTTGTAAGTGGAAAATCAACAACAGGTGTTTGTTGTGTGTTTCTATAAACAGCTTCTAATATATCATCGGGTCCATAAATGATTGAATTATTATCATAAACATTTGCATTATCAGCATGGATTGCAGCTGTTGTGCCATTAGCTCCTCTAACACAACCTGTAATTTGATTTGAATCGGTATTAGTACCTGTGTAAGTTATTTGCTCTGAATCAATTAATAAAGTTCCTGATGTTGGAAATTGATCTACAGAATCTACAGTTATTGTAGTTTGAGATGCATTAATTGCAGTATCTAAAAGAGTAAATACACCATCGGATGTTCCATCTCCTGCTGATCTATAAAGAGTATAGACAGATTGACCATTGACCATGGAGATTGAATTATTTGCAACTTCCCAATAATGAAGACCTCTGTTTGCCCACTCTTGGAACATTATATTTAGAGATCTTCTTGTAGACTCTAAATCGTTTCCAGTTCTTGGAGCGGACATACCAATTCTTTCGTAAGCCTCTTCTATAATTTTATCTATATAAAAGGTCTTTTCAAAAGTTGTAGTTCCAGAAGTAGTGTTAGCCATTTAGCTTCTCCTACGCTGTTAATCCAGGTCCAGAATATTTATCTGTTAGTAATGTAACTGCCTTAATATTAGTAAGGGTAGAAACATAAATACCTTTTGGAAAAGGAATTCCATCTTCAGGAAAATTTAAATTAATAACATCACCAGTTGGAACATCTGCTGTAAACAAATTTGCCCCTGATTGACTTGTAGTTGTTAATTTTACAATTCCAACACCAGAACTATTTGATGCAATAATAATTCCTCTCAATCTTACTGGAGGTGCTACTACTGCAGTAGAAGTACTTGCTGTAAATCTAGTCGCTTGTATATCGCCTTTAAAACCCATTTTTTTCTCCTTGTATTAAGAGCTCCCGAAGGAGCTCTTAAAAATTAATTATTATCCACCAACAACGTTAGTACCTGGAGAGTTTAATTGTTTCCAAGTTGTTCCGTTTGAAAATGCATAACCAGATACGTTAGATGCTGTAAGATTATTTACAAACACCATTGCAGCTTTGTTTTCAGTTGCAAGTAATTTAGTTCCTGCTTCTGGTCCAGATGCAATTGTAAGTGTTGTAACATTCGTTACTGAAAAAGCTATGCTTCCACCTTGTTCTGTATCATTTTCCCTTGTCGCTTGAGCGTTAGGATTTGGTCCACCGATTAATCCACCGATTGATACCACTGGTCCTGTAAAGGTTGTATTTGCCATAAGTATGTTCTCCTAGTTATTCCAATATCGTCTCTAGGCCGTCGACTATACGCGTCGATAATGGAAAGTTAATGTATAGTAACTTAAATATAACTTAATTTATTGAATAGCGCAAGGGATACCTGCATCGAAAAACTACTTTTCGGATATAAATAGCTAGTTTTTAGCTAGCTACAGAAAACTCAGGAGCAGCCATTTCTACCTTAATTTGTCTATGAGCTATTTCAGCTTCAGACATTTTAATCT